TGTTGCAGATCGGTATATGTGTCCGGGTATCGGCTTTTAATTTTCGCCAAAGTATACGATTCTTGGTTGTAGTTGTAAAAGTCGATCGCCATGCGCGTAATTGCGCGCCGCTGTGAATCGTCTAGCATAATGCTAGACGATTTTGCTCTGCGTATTAAATCTAAGTTCATGCTACATCCCAGGGTGTTTGTTCTTGTTTCACTAATGCGTCAACAACGATTATATTGCGCATTGCATCAGAAATATGTGTCAGCATTGTGCCTTTTGGCTTCACTATTGCGCCGGCGCTATCCGTTACCGCCTGCTCAAGATCGTTAATCAAATTTTCACATCTTGGATCGATATGGATAGCATTATGCGCAAAAGCACCATTGGCGATATTGAGCGATCTGCGTTGCGTTATGCCATGTCGATACCGGACATCAAAGCCCCTGCGCTTCAGTATTTCAATATCGCTTGCGTCAGATGATGTTTTGCGCGCAATTCCAGTAGGGTCCGGATAGCAGCGCAATACGCGATTCGGATAGTCTTCTGCCAGCAGGTCTGACAACAGATATGTGTTGGCGTTCAAAAGATAGTATTCGGCAAAGAAAAAGTAATGTGTGCGCCCGTCAATTTCGCGGGCATAACACAAAGCAGCCGTCATTGGATTAACATTGAAATCGATGCCCACAAGGATCACGTCGTGCGGCTCAGGCATCGGAACGCTATGCACGTGAACATCCCGGCGGAAGGCATAGTGCGCTTGCATATTGTTCAGATTCACAAATTGACCGCTAATATAGGCCAAGGCCATCTGTTCATCATAAGTGTTGAGCAAATCATTAATGTATTCAGTGGGAAGATATATATTCGATCGCGTATCGGCATGGATGACGGATGTACCCGGATTCGGAGACTTCTTCAGCACATCGTAACAGGTTGAAAAGCCTTCCGGTGACGAAACCAAAAACAATTGAGCGTCTCTGCGTCCACGCAAACGTTCTCTTGCCCGGCGGATAGCGATCTTGCCTTTCTCCAAATCAAGCGTATCAATTTCATCAAAACCGAAATCGGTGAACGAAAAGCCCTTGATCCGCTCAGGGTGGAATGCAGACACTATCTTGACTTGACCCTGTTCGGTTTTAATTGTAAGTTCTGATTTGTTCTCTACATATTTGATTCCCGCCATATCCAACATATCGCAATACGGGTAGAAGAACAGTTCCTTCGCATCGCCATAAGATGGATAGCCGATGCCGACATTACTCCTGCCGGTTGCGCCTGGTCGACTGATGTGGCAGATGAATGTCTTAGCAAGAAACGCTGCAGTTTTGCCAGATCCGAGCCCGCCGATTAGTCCAAGCGTTCTGCTCCAATCGTTCAGGAATTGCCATTGATGCGGCAAATAATGATCTTCACAAAAGTTAATCTTCATCAGATTCCGCCAGCCGCGCTGGGCGCATGCATATTTCGGGTTTGTTGTGGTCTTGCGGCGCATCAGGAACATCTTTCTGCCCAAGATACTGTTTGCCAAGCCAAACTAATAGAGTAGGATTTCTGTCCTCAATCGCTGATTTTACCTGCGCTTCGGATAATTTCATCTTCATTCCAGAAAATCCTTTTTTATACTCCTTGGAAAATTCAGATTTATCGTCTTGCATGGCAGCTCGGATTGTATCCACGCTGCAGCCGATCTGCTCAGCCATTGTGTCGTATGTAGCGCGGAAATAGCCAAATATTTTGGCTTGCTTTGGATCAAGCTCAATGCGCGGTCTGCCTACGGGTTTCTTTGGCTTGTCTTTTTTGGTCGTTGCCATATTATCCGTCCCTCGGCATGCCGATGCCGAAGTGTCCCCACGCTGCTGTTTTTTCAAGCTTGTCTTTACTGCATTTACGCGGATTATTAGGGTTGAACTTAAGCTTGCTTGTCTTCACCCATCGCCTCCATTATCCAGTTTTTGTGGAATTCATAAGCTTGTTTGTTGTTCTCTAAAATGTATTGTTCGATGCGCGCATTATCGGAAAGATTGCCAGAGCCTTCAAATACGATATGCTTCCCACATTTGGTTTTGATGAGCGTAACTTTGGCGTGAGACCAGGTTGCTTTGACGGTTAGGTTTGGGTTGTCTTTGGCGGCATTGATGAGCATACGAGTCCAGTTTTCGTATTTCTTATTTTCCCTGAAGAAGCTCGATATAAGAACCGAAATTGGCACTGTTTTCGATAGACTGATAATTTTAGCTACAGCTGGTTGATTCATGCGATAAATGGCTATAATGATTTCTTCCGGTTCGTGATTCTGCAGAAGCGCATAGATGGCTGTGAGCGCATTCATGTTTTTTGTAGTGACAATGCGATATTGCGTTCCTTCTGGCAAATCGAAATCCGCGATCTCTTCCAGATAGCGCACTGATTTTGTGATCAGGTTGGCGTATTTGATCATTGCTTTGCGAGACACATTGTGTTTGCGCTCATCTTTTTCATCGATGTCGATTTCAATCGAGTCGATGTCAATATCGATGTCAATGTCAAAATCATGATTAAA